CGATATAACCGTTTTTACTACAAACCTTTACCCGACTCGCTAACCGTTAGCACAAGCTACATTGAGGGCTTAGGTGTTCATGCTGTAAAAGATATTGAAGAAGACGTTGATCTTGGCGAAACCCATATCAAAGTCCCTATGATCCAAGGCTACATACGAACACCGTTAGGCGGGTTTGTTAACCACTCGGAAGAACCTAATTGCGTGTTAGTGATAACCCAAGATTGGGATGATTATCGCGTTTATAATCTTGTAACCACCCAAGAAATCCAAATGGGTGACGAACTTACATTGAATTACGACGACTAGGAGAGCGTAATGGCTAAGAAAAGAGCAAGAACTAAGACCGGTCAATTTGCGGCAGACAACCCCGATACCCCCGAAAATGAAGCATGGGTTACCGTAGGCGGCGTCGGAGCGTCAGGGGACACGGACCCCGAGCCCGAGCCAGAAAAATTTAAGCCCATGACATGGAAAGAGTACGCCATCCTTGGTGGTATTCTGCTGATTATGAGCTTAGTGGGCCTTATCGCATGAGCGAGACAAGGATTACCGTGGATATATCGGCATTGCACATTGACCATTACCCCCGGATCAAACAACTCTGGACTGAACTCCAGGGTATGGGACGCTACGTTAGGGAGGTGTCAGACGCCGTATCACGGCTGCTTAACGTGATCGTCGGCGGCAACGGGGCAGATACCCTGTCCAGCCAAGCATTCCGCACCTCCGGGCCTTTTTGGGGAGCGTTACGGAAAACACTGGACTTTATCTTTAGCCCACGGACCCGGAACCATTGCCAGAAGATGCACTGGCGCTGTCTAGAGCGATCAAAAGCCCTATTGGCCAACCGTTGACGACTCTGTCCGAAAAAGACCGCGACCAGCTTTCTAAGCTGCTTCAAGACGACGAGCTGTTTTTAGAGTTTGTCCTCAACGAAACTACGAACGGCGTCTGGCTAGGCGAAGCCAATAAACTCTTTATGATGAAAGTCATCCTATCCGAAACAGAAGAGGACTATCACACGACCTTGGCCAACATAGGCTTTATCGTGTATACCGACTATCTCTACGAAATGAGAGAGTTGTTTTTAGAAAGTGAACCTACACACCTACACTGATGACGCACCATGTCAGCACTGACTCGCGCCGAATGGATAACACTAACCGTGTTCCTATTGGCCTTATCACTAAACGCGGCGTTAACAAACGATGCTGTCCAACGTAGCCTTGGGCTATGCGGCGAAAGCTTTGCCCATCGCCCTTGTGAAGAAAAAATAGAAGAGGAAGAACATGAGTGACCGGATAGGACAACTGTTCATCAGCGCCGCTGTCGTCGTGGCCGGAATCCTCATCACGCTCTGCGTGGGAGTTCTATTGATTCTCTGACCATTGGATAGAAAACCAAAACGCAACCCTTTCTATTTTTCTATCTGTTGACTATAAGAGTAATCACCTGTAAGGTCTTTAACTGGCCCCCGCGAGATCCTTGTACGGGGTAGAGCAAAACTAGGAGCGCCTGCTCCTCTACTAAGAGTTTTGTTCGTGTGGTTAGTAAATGCCACGCCCAGCCGGTCTTGGCTGTGATCGGTTGAAATACCTAGTCTGTGCATTGAAAAGTGTATCAATGCGAGGCGGGGGTCAGATTCATATGCTCGTAAAGACTAGGGCACAGCCACCCCTAACCACGACACAAGGACCATGAATATGAAAGAAGAAGAATGGATTGAAGAAAATTGTAAATGCGGCATTGACGAAAATGGAGTCTGGCAAGAAACAGTTTTTGAAGAAGCGGGCTGCACATGCCGTGAGGGAGATATGCCGTAATGGAAGCTACCGTACTGATCAAAGTGCTGGACGAATCCGAAGGCGCTGCACTGTCATTCGACATGGACGATTTTAAGTTTTTGTCACACACCAGCATGGCCGCTTTTTTCTGGGAACAACAGGACCGTTTTGAAGTTCTGCGATCCTCCAAAGGAGAAGTGGCCTACGACGCAGACATACCCCAGGAGGGTAAAGACGGCTGGTACATGTACTGGATAGGTAATGGCAGTGGGGGGAGCGACACAGATGCTCTACTCGCTTGGAAAATTCTACTCAGCCAAGGGTATGACGGTTACCTGCTTTGGGATTGTACCGAAGACGGGATGCGTGACGGCTGTCATGTGATCCTGACGGAGTATGTCGGTTATGGCTGATTCCTTAAAACGCCTTTCTATATAGAGTTTTTCTAGATAAATAAAAAAATAAAAAATAAAATTGAAAAATGGCGGGACCGGCGGGACCGGCGGGACGCGGCTCTGAAGGCCACATAAACACAGGGGTTTTGAGGTCCCGTTAGGGTCCCGTTGGTCACATTTTTGATTTGCAAAGAGCTTAATCAAGCCATTGGCTTAAGATTCTGACGGAAAAATAAAAAAATATATTTTATAAATATCTGAAATATATCTATATAGATAGGCTGTTTTAAGCTAACGTTATCCGGACTTACTCTGATACGGAGACACCATGTCTAAAGATCGTTATGCCAAAGTACTGGACGTAAAAGCGGCGGCGCTGCCCGAAGCCAAACGTCAGCAAACCAACCGCCCGCCCTTAGTCAATAAACGTTTGACACGCCGCCAAGAGCTTTTTGTTAAAGAGATTGTTTCTAAAGACGGGCAAATCACTATGCGGGAGGCCGCGATTAACGCCGGTTACCCGGAGAAGTCCGCGCACGTTCGGGCGTCAGAACTTACCAACCCGCGCATCCACCCCCACGTTTGCAGAGCTATCCGCGAATATCGTCAGGAGTTGGATGAAAAGTATGGTGTGGAGTATCAAAGACACCTACGTGACCTCCAGGTTATACGGGATGCGGCGTTAGAGAACGGAGCTTTCAGTGCAGCTGTTCAAGCCGAGTATCGGCGTGGTCAGGCGCAGGGGGATATCTACGTCAATAAAACGGAGATCCGCCACGGCACTATTGATCAAATGTCCAAAGAAGAGGTCATGAAAGCTTTGAATGAACTGAAGCAAACCTACGCGCCTTTGACGCATGACGTGGGAGCAGAAGAATCCACGAATCGTTCTCGCGCCCGGGAAAGACTAGCGGAAGAAATAGATGGATATTCTGGAAACCAAACCGAAACGGAAGAAGACCCGGGAAGCTAGCTTTTGGCAGTCGCTTAAAAAAGCGATCCGAGACAATTTTCCAGATTGGTCTGCTACCCGGTTGGAAAGCCGTGCCACGTTGGGGGTTCCTGACGTTTTAATTCTAGACAGTGGTGGCAAGTGGCATATGGTGGAGTTAAAAACCACGGCCTCTATTCGCGTTGATATAACGCCGCATCAGGTGGCTTTTTTGACCAAACACGCCCGGGGCAGCTGTTGGATAGCTATCAAGCTAACAAGTGCTAGCGGGCATGAGGTTTTCTTATACCGGGGCGACCAAGCGGTAGACGTAAAGCTTGAAGGTTTAAGGGCTAGACCTGCAAAACATTTCAGCAACCCGGTGAATTACCGTGCCGTGTTAGAAACCATTGCGCGTGGGAGTAACAACCTGTAAGGTGGTGGTGGGCAATGTTGCCCGGCAATTGGGAGAATGAAATGAGTTTACCTATTTTGCGGAGCCACGCTCCGGCGTATCGCCGTTTCGTGGAGGCGTCATGAACATCTACCGGGTGCGTGTCTATCAGACTAGCTATTGGGATGTCGAAGTCAAAGCCCATAATGAAGACGAGGCCGCTTTAGAAGCGGAAGATTCGGTGGGCAATGAATCAAAAAACGCTGAGTTTTTGTACCGGGAAACGGATGCACAATCTGTCAGGCTTTTAGGTGATGAAAAATTAATAGAGTGAGGGCAATGATTTTTCTATTTCGCTGGTTTGAAAAGAACCAAAAAACGCAGGCGCGGGCTGCCAGGGATGCAAGCCGGGTGAGACGCGCGATTACAAAAACCTCAAAAACTTTTACGGAGTCTAGAATGAAAACAGTTAAAGATTTGGCGCAGGAACGCTACCCGGGGGAGACGTTTGATTTTGCGCTGCCCTACCCGTGGCTACGGGATTGTTTGGATAAGGGGTTGGACCCCCGGGGCCACGTTTGCTGGCTGTATGATGACGCCGGGGGAGTTATGGGCCGCCCCGCCCCGTTGACCCCGGAAGGCGACAAAATAGTGGTCGTTTTGACTCACTGATCGACAGGCCGCCTCCGGGCGGCTTTTCTTTGTCAAGCTTTTTTTTCACGTCCCGGAAACCCGCATCATTGCTAGACCGCCCTTCCCGAAACTCTTTGTTTTAGACGTTTTTCGGCAATTCCAAAAAACCCGTGTGGTAAAATACTTGGGTCAGGCCCAAGCGGCGTGACAGTTCTTTAACATCGCTGGCCTAGCACCCAGACGCGAGTCCGCTATGGGATGGCAACTTCTCAAAAACAATTCATTTTCACTTTGGGAGAAAAGCAATGGATACATCACTTTATGTCGTAGTCGCAGCCAACCACTGCTGGGGCGCAGCCGAGTCTTTGCAAGAGGCTTTGGGCAACGCCTGCTTACGAGAGCATACCCGGTTAAGCCATTTCAATTGGGTAGTCGATCAAGGTGAGCTGCAGGATTTATGGGACAGCTGGAAAGACTACGGTGAAGAAGAGTGGCGGCTAGGGCCGGTTGACAAGCCTGTCGAATGTTCGATCTATTTTTTGGATAGTGACCTCTGGCAGGATTGGCAAATTTGCGAGGTGACTGGGGGGTTAAGTGTAGCCTCAAAAGACCCGGACGTTTCACCGCAGCAGGCAAGTAAAAAGCTGCGGGAAATTCAAATTCGCGCATTGTTTGATAACGGTATTCTCAAGCCACGTAAGTGATTCCAAACCAAGCCGCCCCCGGGCGGCTTTTTTTATGCCCGGGGATATGCGATTATCCGCATATTGCAGCCCTACCGGCTGCAGATATTGGGAGAATGATTTTTATGCGAATGCTTTTAGATACGCGCGGGGGTAACACCAAACTCGCCAAAACTAACCGGGCTGCCCCGTTCCGTTATGCCGGGCTCAGTCTATACCCTACCAATGAATTGTGCCCGGGAGCGAAGGCAGCGGGCTGCCTTGATACCTGTTTATCAGAAGCCGGGCGTGGCAAGTTTGAAAACGTGCGCAGCGGGCGTATGGCTAAAACGGAATACTGGCTAAATGAGCGCCCGCAGTTTTTAGCGCAGCTGCGCCGTGAATTGCACAATTTTGCGAAAACGTGCGAGCGCAGCGGAGCCCGTCCAGCTGTTAGGTTAAACGTTTTGAGTGACATACCGTGGGAGCGCCACATTGATATGGCAGGGGAATTCGCGGGCACTCAATTTATTGACTACACCAAAACCGTTTATCGCTTAGATAAAACCCCCGAAAACTACCAATTAATTTTCAGCTACTCCGGCAGCCCCAAATTTGCGAACCAAAACCGGAAAGCTTTCCGGACTAATGCGCCTATCGCGGTAGTGTTCCGGCATGGGCTGCCCCGGGTTTTTAAATCGCGCCCCGTTATCGACGGGGACCGGGACGATATCGCGAACGCATTTCTCCCCGGCTGCGTGATAGGGCTGCGGGCTAAAGGCCCGGCAGTGCATCCCCCGGCAGCTGGCCCGGATTTTGTGGTCAATAACCCGGATCTTATCGGCTGCGCATAACGTCCCGCTGCGCAGCTGAATTGAACCCGGCAGCTGCCGGGTTTTTTTTGCCTAACGTTTGCAGCGTAACCGTAACATCTGGCCCGGGGTCCGGGCCCGATGCTGCCCCCAAAACGTACCGGGCTGCGTGGCCCGGCTGCCGGGGGCATTTTGCCCCGCGCCATGGCCCGGGAATCGTGCCCGCTGCGCCCGCTGGCAGCTGCGCCCGGCTGCAATTGCGCCTAACTGGTTTAAATAGGAATTTAAGGAAGTTAGCCGGGGACCCGTGGGACCCAGTCCCGGAGCGCGTCACCAGCTGCCACGGCCCCGGCTGCAGCTGGATTTTTTCGCGATCGCGGCCCGGCCTAGCGAGCTGCGTCAAGGTGCATGTTTCTTACAAACAACACCGTGGTGAAACCATATGATTTTTTTGGAAAAAACCCGTAAAGGGAGAGCAAAGGCTTTTTAGTGTGGTAGGGTGATAAAAATTAAACGTATAGGAGTCCCAGAGCCTCAAAATTTTTAAAAAATTTTAAAACCTACGGGATCGCATACATGTTTATAATTAAATGTTCTATGTACAGGCCTCTTTATGTCTCTTGAACGCATCTCAGAAGACGAAGCCGAAGAGAAAATGCTGAAGCTTGAGTACCGTTTGGCTCAGATTGAGCAGGTTGAGTCGTGCCAAAAAGACTATTTAACCTTTGTCCGCTCCATGTGGCCCGAGTTTATTGCGGGCAGGCACCATAAGATCATGGCGGAGAAGCTTGAAAGAGTGGCAAATGGCGAGCTGAAGCGGTTGATTATCAACATGCCGCCTCGACACACCAAGTCTGAGTTTGCTAGCTACCTGTTTCCGGCGTGGATGATTGGTAAAAACCCTGCGATGAAGATTATCCAGGCTACGCACACCACGGAGCTTGCGGTCAACTTCGGTAGAAAAATTAAAAACCTCCTTGAACGTGATGAATATCTTGAAATTTTT